AACAGGAGAAGGACTTGCTGCGTTCCAAAATGCGGTTGGAAACTTTGGATTTTCAATCCCAACAGATTTAAGCGCATTGCCAGGTGTAGAAAGTCCTGCTGTTACAATTGATCCTGCGACAATTGCTGGAGGCACATTTGTTGACCCTTCAAACATAGCCGGCGGCTTCACATTTGATCCTGCAGATTTAGTAGACAATCCAGCTATTAATGTAGCGCCGAGTGTTAGTACAACATCACCTGGTACAATAAGCTCAACACTACCAGGAAACATAAGCGAAGCTCTTCCGGGTACAATAAGCTCAACATTACCTGGAGGCATAAGCGAAGCTCTTCCGGGTACAATAAGCTCAACATTACCTGGAGGCATAAGCGAAGCTCTTCCAGGTACAATAAGTTCAACATTACCTGGTACTATAAGCGACACTCTTCCAGGTACAATAAGTTCAACATTACCTGGTACAATTAGTCCGTCACTTCCAGGTATAAGCGAAACAGTTAGTGATCTAACACTTGAAGCTCCCGTTCCGTTAATTAATCCAGCAGACACTGAATTATTAACCAGTCCAAAACCGGGACAGGTTATATTTGATCCAACAGTACCAACGCAGACACAGTAAGGTGAATAATTAAAGTATGGCACAGCATAGAAGATCATCTGAAAATATACCAAGACCCGGCGGCCTTGGCACTGGACCGATTCTTGGAAAGGTAGTCAGTCATCTTGATCCAACCTATATGGGAGGATTACAAGTTACCTTATTGAAATATCAATCTAATGTAATTGGCGATGATACACAATCATATATTGTACGTGCCGCACCGCCATTTTTTGGTGCTACGAATTATTCGTTTATGGGCTATAATCCTTCAGATTTCAATGATACACAGAAATCATATGGAATGTGGATGGTACCACCTGATGTAGGTGTTACAGTTATCTGCATTTTTATTGACGGAGACCCGTCACAAGGATATTGGATAGGATGTGTTCCTTCTAGATTTACTAATAATATGGTTCCGGGCATTGCCGCTACCACTAGCGTAGAATGGGACCAGTTAAAGAAACAGGCTTATAATACGAAAAATCCTGTGCCAGTTGGAGAAGTTAATAGAAGGCTCAATGCGGCAGACCTAAACACTAATTTTGATAAAATTAAAAAACCTCTTCATCCAATTGCAGGACATTTTTTAGCTCAAGGTGTAATTGAGGACACTGTTAGAGGAACCACTTCATCAAGTGCTAGACGAGAAGTTCCAAGTGCAGTTTTTGGAATTTCCACCCCAGGACCATTAGACCGATCTCCAGGATCCAAAAGAGAGAAGATAGGAACGATTCAATCTCCAACAGAAACGGGAGTTCCTGTTAGCCGCCTTGGAGGAACACAATTTGTTATGGATGACGGGGATTCTAGATATTTCCGTAAAGCACCATCAACTGTATTAGGATTTGAAGGCGCATACGTTGATGTTACCCAACCAAATACTAAAGTTCCGTCGAATATTCCTAAAGACGAACATTTTAGAATACGCACACGAACTGGTCATCAAATATTGATGCATAATGCAGAAGACTTAATTTATATAGGAAACAGTAGAGGAACTGTCTGGATAGAATTAACCGCTAACGGTAAGATAGACATTTTTGCTGAAGATAGTATTAGTATTCACACAAAGAATGATATGAATTTCCGTGCTGATAGAGATATGAACTTTGAAGCCGGAAGAAATATCAATATAAAAACAACAGGTGAATTTCAAGCGACTGACAACGATTTTATATACAATAATGATTTAAAGGTTGTAGATTATAATAATTTAGAAAACGGCCGTATACAAATTGAAAGTGCGCAAAATTTTAATTTATTAATAGGACGTGACGGTAAAATACAGTGTCGCAACAGCATTGAAGATGTTGATGAAAATGGAAATCCTTTATACGGTAATTTAGAAATTAAAGTTAGAGCAGATATGAAAATTGCTGTTCGAGATCCGGATGCAGTTGACGGAATGGCGCCTGAAGAAGTTGGAAAAACAGAATCGGAATTAGCAGCAGAAAAAGAAGCCGCTGACGAAGAACTTGCAAAATATAGAGAAGAACGTGCGAAACAATTAGAAGAAGAAAAGAAAGCGTTCGAAGAAGAAGAAGCAATAAAGGCGGAAGAGGATGAAGAATATGTTCCAAAAAAATGGGTAGAACCAGAAGACCCAACTGTTCCTGTTCCTGGGTTGCATATCTATTCCTATGAAAACATTAGAATTAAAACAGAAAAGGATGTTGAGATTAACACAACGTTGAATAATAGATTAACAGCTGGCGAAATGACGGAAATTTTAAGTGTAGGAAATCATGTTGAAACAGCAGCTGAAATTCATATGAATGGCCCAGCTGCGACCGAAGCACTAATAGCTCGTATTGCTGCCGCAGTCAAAGTATTACCAACTTTTGAAAATGAAGTTATTAACGATAAATTAACCTGGTCGGAAAGTAAGTTTTTATCAGACGAAACAGTATCTAGTATTATGAAACGTATTCCAATGCACGAGCCATGGAGCAAACACGAAAATCTATCTCCGCTAACTGTTAATAAGGCCAGCACAGATAGAGAAAAAGATAAGGAGAGTTAAAAATGCCTAGTATTTTTAATCAAAAAACAGTAGCTAAAAATAAAGCCTCTACCGGAGACCAAGCCAATAGTACGTTTACTTATAGAGGATTTAATTCTAAAGAAACTACCAAACAATTTAGGTTGCACGATATTGATCTTGTAAAACAAGATTTAATTAATCACTTCTACATTCGTAAAGGAGAAAAACTTGAAAATCCGGAATTTGGTTCTGTAATATGGGATCTCCTTTACGAAAATTTTACTCCTCAAGTTAAAGAAGAAATTGCTAAAAATGTTGAGGAGATCATTAATTATGATCCAAGAATACGTGTTAATGCTGTATCTATAGACAGTACACAACAGGGAATTCGAATAGAAGCAGAAATTGTTTATTTGCCTTTTAATATTACTGAACATATGAAATTTGAATTTGACAAGAATAATGCGATTATAACATAAACTACGTAGTTAATTAACTAATATAAATACGGTATAGGGATGCGTTATGAGTACAACTGATAGACAGAATAATCTACTTTTAAATCAAGACTGGAAAAGAATTTACCAGACTTTTAAAAATGCAGATTTCAAATCTTACGACTTTGAAAATCTGCGTCGTGTAATAATCACATATTTGCGAGAAAACTATCCCGAAGATTTTAACGATTATATTGAATCGTCAGAATATCTAGCACTTATTGATGCAATTGCATTCCTAGGACAAAGTCTAGCGTTCCGTGTTGATTTAGCGAGCCGTGAAAACTTTATTGAGTTAGCAGAGAATAAAGAAAGCGTATTACGTTTAGCTCGTATGTTGAGCTATAATGCTAAAAGAAATATCTCCGCCAAAGGATTATTGAAATTTAAAACAATTCAAACAACAGAATCGGTTTTTGACGCTACCGGTAGAAATTTAGCACAGCAAACGATAACTTGGAACGATCCTACAAATGCAAACTGGGCTGAACAGTTTTTATTGATATTAAATGCAGCGATGTCAAATAATACACAGTTTGGCAGAAGCCAAGGACGAGCAACAATTAACGGTATTACTACAGACCAATATCGTTTTAGAACAACAACACAAGACGTTCCTCTTTACACATTTAAGAAAAATGTTGCAGGAAGAAATATGACCTTTGAAATAGTTAGTACTTCAATGGTTGGGAGCGAAAACATTTATGAAGAAGCGCCGTATCCTGGAAATCAGTTAGGTTTTATATACCGTCAAGACGGAAAAGGACCAGCAAGTCCTAATACAGGATTTTTCTTAATGTTTAAACAAGGAGCATTAGAAGTTGCAGACTTTTTAATCGATGTTCCAACAACAAATGAACGTGTTAGTGTTGATAGTAAAAATATCAATAATGATGATGTTTGGCTTTTTAAATTGAATAGTGCCGGACAGCAATCAGAGCAATGGAATAAAGTCTCTAATTTAGTAGGTAATAATATTGCTTATAATAGTTTAGTCGCTGGCGTTAGAAACATCTACGGTATACAAACAAAAGCATCTGATAAAATTGATCTGGTGTTTGCTGATGGAGTATACGGTAATTTACCGAAAGGTTCATTTAGAGTTTATTATAGAGTAAGTAATGGTCTTTCTTATTCAATCGCCCCTGGCGAAATGAGAGGAATTAATATATCAGTTAGATATTTAAATTCTGCGGGGGTTGAACATACATTAAAGATTGGATTAGCATTAGAATCTGCTGTAAATTCTGCAGACGCAACAGAAAGTGTAGATAGCATTAAAAGAAATGCTCCTTCACAATATTATACACAGAATAGAATGATTACGGCTGAAGATTATAATCTTGCACCATTAGCAAGTAGCCAGGATATTCTAAAGGTAAAAAGTGTTAATAGAACTTCAAGCGGAATTAGTAGAAATTTAGATATTATTGACGCAAGTGGAAAATACAGTTCAGTTAATGTATTTGGTGATGATGGTTATATCTACAAACAGGAAAGTGAAAGAAATTTAACATTAACTTATACCTCTAGAACTGAAATTATTAATTTTATTAAACGATCTTTAGAACCAGTATTTAAATCAACTGATGTATATAATTTTTATCTAACTAAATTTAATAAGATTTATTTTACTGATTCTAACACATTATGGGTTGCAGTTACTAACGAAGTAAATCAATGTACTGGTTATTTCCAAAATGCAATTGATTTAAGTTTATTAAAAACAGGTTCATACACAACAAACAATCTAAAATATGTTCTCCCAGGAGCAAACTTAAAATTTGTTGCACCGGCGGGAAAAGCATTTAAAAAGGGTGCTTTAGTTGATATCGATGTGAATGATCCGTTGCAGAAATATTATCTTTGGACAAAAATAGTTAGTGTTGCTGGAGACGGAACTAATGCTGGAAGAGGTATTTTATCTTCCGGAAAAGGTGCAGTAGTGTTTAGCGACGCTATTCCAACTGGAGCAATTGCTTCTCGAATTGTTCCAAAGTTTGTAAATGATTTACCAACTGCTCTCGAGGTTGAAATGTCAAATTACGTTTTTCAAAATTTAAATTTTGGTTTAAGGTACGATATTTCTACAGCATCTTGGAAAATAATCCAACCGGCAAATTTAAATTTAATTGATGCATTTACTTTAGGAAAAACTGGCGATACAACAAATAATAATTTAGACTCGTCGTGGGTAGTTGCATTTGTAAAAGAAGTTGACAAATATGTTGTCCGTATTAGAAAACTTGATTATGTTTTTGGTAGCGTGCAACAAAATAGATTCTATTTAGACAAGAATGATCGAGCATATAATCCTTCAACCGGAAAAGTAGTTAAAGACAGTGTTAAGGTATTAGGAATTAATACCACTAACGATTTAATTACCCCGTTAAAAACCGATGTTATATTTGAAGCAGACGATACAGTTAAATTTGATGACGGGTATGAAAGTACTTCTGAAATAAAAATTGCATTTGCTGACTCTGATCAAGACGGAGTAATTGATGATCCAGAATCGTTTGAAGTTATTGTTGGAGAAGATTTAAATTTAAGCTATCTATTTTTTAAAGAAATAGAAGATCAATACGGATCAATAATATATGATCTAGTCGATACAGATGAAGAGATTGTATACGTTGTACAGAGAGAATCTGAAGTTAATGTAAACAACTACAATGACGGCGATTTAATTTACTTTTATGATGGTAACGAAGATCGTGTAAAACGTGTTAATAGAACCACCAACACCCTAGTGTTAGAAAGTGGGTATAGAGGAAACATTGGAAGAAAAAATATTAAGTTCCAA